CATGACGGCCAGATTGATGCACTGCGCCGTGTCCTTGAAATGGAGAACGAGTGATGAGCGATCTAAGGAGCGGCCCCTACCAGGGCACCGTTGTTAACAACCAGCACAACAAGGGCAGGACCTGGACAGATAAGGGTGTCCTTTGGGAATACACCCTCACCTTCAAGGGTGCCATGCCAATGAATGGCGCCATCAGGGCCCAGACAAAGGCAGAAGCTTTGGCCCTACTGAAGGCCAGGCACCAGCCTGACGAGGAGGCGATAACAACCAGCATCAAGGTCCATGGCAAATCAACGAGGTGGCAGGCATGACGTTATTAATTGATGCTGAGCCGCTGCTGTACCGAGCAGCTAGCAGTGCTGAATATGAGGTTGATTGGGGCCATGACAGCTGGACCTATATGTGCAACCACGGGGAGGCAAAGCTTAGGTTTGAGAGTGACATTGCCTACATAGAGAAACAGGCTGGTGTGATCGGCACCATGCTGCTGTTTTCGGATAGGACCAACTTCCGCTATGGCGTTGACTCCTCCTACAAGGGCAACCGCAAGAAACGGCGTAAGCCTGCTGGCTACAGGGAATTGGTTGAGTGGTGCGGTGAGCAGTGGTTCACCAAGGTGCTGGCCAATGTGGAAGCTGATGATGCCATCGGCATTCTTTGTCGTCCCGGAGACATAATCAGCAGCAGGGATAAGGACCTGCGAACAGTGCCGGGCCTACACCTAGGTGATGAGGACTGCATCGAGGAGATACCAGAGCACATTGCTGATCTGACGTTCTACCTACAGGTGCTGACTGGTGACAGCGCTGATGGTTACCCAGGCTGCCCTGGCATGGGGCCAGTAGGCGCGGCCAAGGTATTGGCAGAAGCTGGCACCGCTGCTGAATGCTGGGAGGCAGTACTGGCGGCCTACCTAAAGGCAGGCAAGACCCCAAAGGATGCTTTAACCCAGGCCAGGCTGGCTCGCATCCTGAGAGCTGAGGACTACGACCTAGAGGCAGGGAGGGTAAAGCTTTGGTGCCCACCGGTAGGCTGAGGTTGGTCTGCGGCCCTGAAGAATGCCCTATTTCCCACCTATAGATGAACGGCTGGTGGCAGCACTGGCCGCCACCTTCCCGGATGTATCGCCAGAGGGGCCAGGGGCAACAGACCGAGAGATCATGTTCAAGGCTGGCCAGGTATCTGTTGTCAGGTATCTGGCCCAACGGCTGGAAGAACAGGAGAATGGACCATTAAGTGTGGGGCTGGACTGATGTGCATGGGAGGCGGCGGCGGCAGGGCAACCATTACAGAGCCCAACTACGGGATGTATGACTCGATGTTCCAGCAGCAGAAGGCTGTCATCGATGCTCAGATCAACGGGCCAATCCAAACAATTCAGGCCCAGCTGAATGATGCTGTTCGGCAGCAGCAGTCAGCACTGCAAGAGAACCTGAAGCTGCAAGAAAGCGTGGCTGCCAACACCCAGGGGCAGGCCACAAGGTTGGCCCAACTGATGGGGCCCCCACCCCCAGAGAAGTCAGCTGCTGCCCCAGTGGTGGGCAAGACCAAAAAGGCTGCTGGTAAATCAAGCCTACGGATTGACCAGAGCACGGCCACCAGCCAGGCCGCTGGCACTGGCCTGAACATCACCTAACCGAGGAACAACCATGTGTGGAGGCGGTGGGGCCAAGGCCCCCAAGAAATCAACAGAGTCCATGTTCCAGGACATGATCCTGCAACAGAACCAGGCTGATTCGCTGAAGGTCTATAAGGCCCAGCAGGCAGAGCAGACCCGGATCTTCACTGACACGCTGCAAAAGCAGATTGCTGCCAGCCAGGAGGAAACCGCAAGGCTTAGGGCCCAGGGTGCTGAGCTGAATGCTGCCCAGGTTGCGGCTAAGGCTTCTGAAATCCAGGGCAGTTATGCCACGGAAACCACCAGCGTTGCCCCTACTGCTGGGCAAACCACCGCCAAGGCGGCACCCAAGGCAAAGGCCAAGGCAGGACTAAAGATTGCCCCCGGCTCGATGCCTGTATCAGCAGGCACTGGCCTGAATATCGGAGTTTGAAATGCCTACCGCTCAAGCCCGTTACAGCGAACTGGAAAGCGACAGGAACAATTACCTGGAGCGGGCTAGGGCATCATCACGGCTGACCCTGCCATGGCTGATACCTAACTCCAATAGCCCAGACAACAAAAGCCTGGACTCGTACCCCGTGCCATGGAATGGCATCGGTGCCAGGGGGGTGTTGAACCTAGCCAGCCGAATGCTGCTAGCACTGCTGCCACCCACCCAACAGTTCTTTAGGTTCAGCCTTGATCAGGCAGAGCTGGCCAAACAAGGCATTCCGCCTGAAGCCAAGAGCAAGTTTGAAGAAGCCCTCAGCCAGGTTGAGCGGCTGGTGTTGCGTGAGATTGAAGCCAGCAATGACCGAGTGGTGTTCCATGAGGCACTGCTCCATCTGCTGGTGGCAGGCAATGTGCTGTTGTATGTGGGCCAGGAGGGTCTGAGGGCCTATCACCTGAGCCGGTATGTATGCAGCCGGGATTCAATGGGCAACCCCATTGAGGCTGTCATCTGTGAGGTGCTGCCAATTCATACCCTCCCCCAGGCAGCCAAGGATCTGCTGGAGCAGGAGGACCAAGAGCTGAAGGGCATTCTTCAGGATGAACCCCTCCCCCAGAAGGATTACGAGAAGACCGTCAAGATCTATACCTATGTTGAGTGGAAGGGAAAGACCGTCCACTGGCACCAGGAGCTCAAGGGTCGGATCATCCCTGGCACTGAGGGCCGGGCACCCATTGATGTATCGCCCTGGCTGCCACTACGGATGGTGCGTGTTGATGGCCAGCCCTATGGCATTGGCTACATCGAAGCCGCTGCCCTAGCTGATCTGCAAACCGTAGAGGCCCTGGCCCAGGCAGTAGCTGAAGGCGCCCTGGCTTCATCCAAGCTGCTGTTCTTAGTGCGCCCATCAGGGGTGACCAAGGCAGCCGACCTAGCCAAGGCCCCCAATGGGTCTTTCGTCACGGGTGACATCAATGATGTGCAGGCTCTCCAGCTCCAGAAGTCGCAAGACCTACAGGTGGCAATGCAGGGCAAGCAACAGATTGAAGCCCGGCTATCCCAAGCATTCATGCTTGCTGATGTACGGGACAGCGAAAGGACCACAGCAGAAGAAGTAAGGCTGCAAGCACTTCAGATCGAGAACAGCCTTGGCTCCATCTACTCAGTGCTTCAAGTTGAGTTCCAAGTGCCGTATGTCAGCCGCAAGCTGGACATCCTCACCAGAGCCAAGAAGGTTCCGGCCCTACCCAAGGATCTGGTGAAACCTGTAATGACAGTTGGCCTGGCTGCTGTTGGCAGAGGCAATGATCTGGAACAGATCGTCAGGTTCATTACTACACTTGGCCAAACCCTTGGCCCCGAGGCATTGCAGACCTTTGTAAATCCCAGTGAGCTAATTACCAGGCTGGCCTATTCCATGGGCATTGATGTGTTGGGTCTGGTGAAGACCGAGGATGAGCTGGCACAAGAACAACAGGCTCAACAGCAGGCTGCTCAACAGCAGCAGCTAATGCAATCACCAATGGCCGACCCACAGAAGCTGGCTAATGCAGCCAGCACCGTGCAGGACATGGCTGCCCCACAAGAGCCACCTGCTGAACCACCTGCTGAACCACCTGCTGAACCACCCGCATGACCCAAGCACCAAACACCGCCCCTGTCCTGAGCATCCCTGAAGCCAGCACTGAAGGGATGGTGGCCCCTGGCCAGGAGAAACTGCTGGAGGAATTTATTGCTGAACAGGAGGCAGCTAATGCCCCTGAACCAGAGAAGCTACTGGGCAAGTTCAATTCAGTTGAAGACCTAGCCCGGAGCTATCAGGAGCTAGAGAAAAAACTAGGCCAGCAACAAAGCCAGCCCAGCGAGGAGGCTTCACCCACCCCTGTTGAGTCTTACACCCGTGAGCAGGCAGCTGAAGCCTATGGGGAGGAAAGAGTGGCTGCCCTGGCAGAGAAAGGCATTGATCTGGCAGAGGTAATGCACCAGGCCGATAACGGCCAGGACATCAGCAGCCACTACGACGCTTTAGCTGAAGCCTTTGGTGTACCCAAGGCAGTAGTGGAAAGCTATGTCAGCAAGGCTGCCCCGGCCCCCGCAGCAGCAGCAGGGCTGACTGATACTCAGGTGGCCCAGCTCAAGGGCATGGCCGGTGGTGAGCAGGGCTTTGCTGAGCTGTCCTCCTGGGCTGCAGGGAACCTGAAGCCTGAACAGCTGGCGACCTACAACCAGGCAATTGATAGCGGCAATGTGGCTGCTGCCCAGATCG